TCGCTGCATCTCCTATGCTTGGTGCAACAACGTACACATCATCACCAACATGCACTGACTTCATCTTGTACATTGACGGGCAAGTACTCATTAAGTAAGCTTTATTCAACACACTGTTAATAAATGTTGTACCACGGTGTCCTGACATTAATGAACCTAATGACCTACCGAGTGTATTACCATTGCATCTTATGTAAGTATGATCGAAGCTTGAGCATATTTTAGAACCTCTTGATGTATCATACTGCAAATATTGTGTTAAAGCTGAGAACACTGTTTTCATACTAGCATTTGAGTGCTGAAAATTAAAATCATCGTAATCGAGCATAACATTAACTGGATGACCTGCAGCCATGCGTTTTTGTCTATTTACCATCCCTATATTACCATAATTACCAGGTGATAATACAACACTCCTCCCTATCCAACATCTCTCTACGGGTTTAAGCAGGTGCTCAAAAGCAATATAACTGACGGTATCGCATGATAGCAGCAAACGCATTTTAGCATGTTCAATTTTAAGACTACCACTCGCATAAACACTCCCTTTCCAGTTGCTGCTTGGATCAGTGGTAGCACTTTCTATATATGCACGACGATACACATCTGGTACACTTGGATCAATTAAGTTTGTACCAGCACTCAGCTCTTCTGAACTACGACTGTGTGCACCATTGACACACCACAGCCATCTACTTGACCAGAAATTATCGTCATCATACGGTTTGTAGGCATCCAAATCAATTTCATCTTTAAATATGTCCAAACATATCCTAAATAAAAGATCTTGATCAATTTCAAAACATTTTTCATCAATAACTTCTTTCTTGGTTCTTTCTTCACATTTTTCTAATAGATCAACTGGCAAAACACCACGACCAACTAGCACGTTACACTCTGTTATTTTCGAACCTAGGCTAGTACCATTCATGCCAGATGCTTTAATTATGTTACTAAGATTCTTTGCATTAGTCGGTTCTGTCAAACATTTATAACTAAAGAACATAGCATCTTTGAACTTTGTATCACGCAGTGCTGTCGCGTATAAAATCAAACTCACAACCTGATCATTGTACAAATTAGCCTTTTTAAACAAGTGCAACCAAGAGAACATCTCAAACGCAATATTCTTATTTGTATTGTGCAGGTCTTTAAACAGCCCACTTACCCAAACATTTGATTTAACGCGAGCTTGGGAAAAAGATTGTTTAAAAGGAAAAGCAGTATCAAGAAAACTGAAATGACCATCAAGACCTCTGGCAGTGTTGTAATCAACATCAAACAAATCCATACCCAATTTATAGTCTTCTTTGGTGAAACTACTCTTACATAGTTGAAAAATATCACTATCTTCAAGTGTAACTTGTAGTGGATAATCACACAAAAACAAACTAACAGCCAACCTTTGTAACCTTTCTATAGTATTTGAGTAAGGCATAGAATTTAAGAACTCCCACTGCCTACTCAAAATAGATGGAAATTCCTTCTCACTTATAAAACTGGTGATACGGCTGAGAACTACCACATCACTTTCGTTTATTTTCGACTCACAAGGAAAAGCATCTACTTTTCTCTTGATCATTGTCATGCCCAAAAAAGCACCGATAGGACCTAGGTCTTTAATCCTATCATAGGCGCGGAGGGCAATCATTGGCCTCCACTGGTGTCAACACTTTCCATTTCGTGCGCACCAGTGTTCTCAACTTCTTCCTTTCCAGGGTGAACAATTGTGGAAGAAGGCAATTGTTCTCTTGCTATTTTAGGACCTTTTTCAGAGTGCATTTCTCTGACAACCTCAGTTCGCTCTCCTACAATTGGTTGAACGACTTTATCGACATCACGATTAAACATATTTCGTATAGATGACACAACCCGTGAAGCAATATTCTGTTCGCTGACATCATTCATCAGAGTGTTCAAACCATTCTTATTGTTTTGTACACTGGATACAGCACTATAAGCATCTCTGTTCTGTACCATACCTAAAGTGGTGCTAACATATAGAGGCATTCTTTGACTAGCGTTTGCCAAGCTTTGCACAGCTGCTGTATAAGCGCGGTTAACAGCATAATTCACTGTTCCTAAATCATGGACTCCCAATGAGACGTATCTATCGGCCTGCAATGTGATAACACCAGCTAATTCATCACGTGATGGGAAGTGTGTTATATCAGCTTGCCATGTGACAGGATCAAGTGTCATATGCCTTGCAACAACTTCGATACCAGTGCCTAAGTATAAACATTCGCTTGGTGCGGGATACCTATTTTCAACTCGCGCCCAAAGATACTTGTCCATAGTATGCATAGCATTCTTCCTATCTGTTATACTAGCGGATTGCCCCCCTACATGTACAAACAAACCATCATCACAAACATATGGACGTACGTTTGCAAGTCCATCTTCATTGTGACCATATAGATGCAGTACAGCACCACATTTCCGGCCGTTAGTGTACTTGAATTTAAAAGCAGTTAAATCACTTTCACTGCCAACTAACTCATAACCAGGAAATAGATCAATCTCAACAGTCTCATCAGGCAAACACAAATGAGCATGACCACCGATAACTGCTGGCAAATCTTCGAATTTGAGTTTGATAATTCCAGTCGGTTCAATGAAATAGAATGGAGCAACAGATGGATACCGTAAATGCCGATCATTACTCACAGCATCTGACATAAAACCACTCTCCAGTGCTCCGTTAGCACACAAATTCCGTTTGACAAACTCATCACTATTTGCCAAATTGTACAGACCAAAATTCTTTGTGAGAACTTTGATATATGGAGCATAAAACTGTTTTGCAACAACACGCAACCTTGCAGCAATACTCGCACCATCTTCATTCGTACCTGAAACATTTAATCCACTTTGACTAGGACTGACACCCACACGCCTACATGTCACAACGGTAGGATAGTGTTCGCCATTCATTAACACGCATGGATCTGCTACTGCAATACTAGCATATACTGTAAGCGCAATTGAGTCAACTAAACCTACGAGTGCAGCATGATGACCAAGTGGTACTTCAGGAAAAGCAACCCAAGAACGCTCACTTGCCAATATACCACCACGTGAAGGTACAAATTTAATGTTGCGAAGTACTGTTCGAAAATACCCTGCTTCATCTGTTTGACCTACGACTGTTATTGCTTCACTTATACCAACTGCGAGTGCCAATGAAAAAATACCTCCAGCACCACTTCTGTAATATAGAGAACCTAAAATGCGTAAAGCATGTAAGCACCCTTGTACTAACTCATCATTTTCAGCACCAGGCAGTATTGCATTATCATCCTCATCAATTAACACACGATCAGTGACAACGCTACTTCCAAAAGATGCACAAGCCGCAGTTATTGCTGTTAAAACGTATGGACTTGTAAGATCATCAATAGCCGATGGAAAGAACACAGTACGTTCACTCGCACCTAAAGGTCCTGATGCATTATGCATTGAAATTATATTAAGTGGTAAGCCTGCACTCAGGTCCTTAATTGATAGTTTCCCGCACAATGAAAAATTCGCAATACCACACATCAATCTCGCAACTAGAGCTGAATGATCAAAGGTCTGAAAGTCACCACAACTTTTTGTTACTTCAGCAGCCTTTGTAACCCAATTTGCTACTAGATCTTCAGTTGCTCGGACAGGCTGTGCAACACCCATTAGCTCAGACCAGTCACCTAATGCCAACGGCACCCCTTCTTCACTCTTTTTTAATATTTTTTTATTTTTACCTTTTTTTGCTGGTTTTTCTTTAATTTTTTCTGTATTTGCATCACGTACACAATCTATTGGAACATCATCACTAAGAGGTATTGCTAATGAAGTATTGTGTTGGTACCGTGCCATAATTTTGACAATATTCGGTGAATATCGTGTATCTTGAACGCCGTTTATCTTTGTTGTAGTAAACACTACACTGCGATATGATCTAGCTTGATTGTTTAAGTTAATCCTTGTATCAAATTTGGCTCTTTGTATACTTTCAAAGTATCTTATTTTCTCTTGTAACTGGGACATTTTTACGATATATATTTGATTCTTTAACTAATAGTGGAACTTTTTGTAGCTAAGGTATCTACCGAAAGCATATCGAAATAATGCAATCATCCTTTCTAGTTGTGATGAAAACCCCGTCCTCCGTCACTACAAAAAGCGTTCAAAGCAAGTTTGATTTCGGATTTACGCCCGTTCCTCGATTATGCTTCCTAGGGAGTTGAAATGAATCAAAGCTTATTCCTAGTGATTAATGATGCCCACTAACGCCATGTCAATACATGGAATGATTTAAACCCCACAAGATAACTCTATA